TACAAAATACTGTTGTGTTGCCATGAGTACAACTTGGGGATACGCAGCAGTGAAAATAGAAAATCTAGCTAAATTAACATTTGTCGATGCGCATAGCACACAGGATTTTAGATATATAATCATTGGCGTATGAGCAGTGGGGAGTTGTTAATTCATATAGCGTAACAGTAACATTTCCTCTTACTTATAGCAAACTATACTGTTTGAATGCTTATATGACTGCTTCATCCACATCAACAATAGACTTGTATAGTCGCAATGTAACTCTAAAAACCTTTGATATTGTGGGTGCTGTACCAGACGGCGCATTCGGGTCGTTTGATATGGCTTTTTGGCTGTCCTTGGGTATTTAACGGCAGTGGGGAGTTTACACGACCGGCACGCTTAATGTTACCATAACACTGCCTATAGCCACATCCGTGACATATGCAGTGATAGCGGTAGCGCGGACAACAAACAGCTACGGCTGCTCAGGCTCTCAATCCTGTCAATACGTTTCAAATGTGACCGACAAGACGTTTCAAGCTGGCTCTTACGATG